GAAAATAGTCCAAGTGACATTTTTCTATATAGGTCTTACCTAAATCAAAAAAATAGATATTAAACAGCGTTGCAGCTGCATTAATGGTGATTATGCACAAATTGCAAAATCACCAAAAATAAGTTGGGAACCTCCTGTATCACGATCAAACAATAATTTAGCGAGAGGATGGTCCATCTTATCACCAAAATTTAAAGTTGAAACATAATCGTCCCATAAAACTTGAAATGTGTTGCTCCAACCATATTGCACATACAAACAATGCATGGTAGCAGGAGTACTTGACAAAAGAGGTGTTTTAAATAAAGGATCCTCAGACAATGGATCTTGAAACAAATGCCATTTCTTAAGATAAACGGCCTCACTATCTTTTGTTAGGAGCAACACACGGTCTAACACAGATTTAATAGGTGGAATGAAATTGCATTGCTTCTGCAAACCCAATGCAATTCCCTTCATTAAACTCTTCTGTGAAACACCAATTGGTGGATTAATAATAACGCCGAATTTGGACAAAACTTTTCCAGGCTTCGGCCCTAAAGCATAACCTCCAGTTGTGGGATATAAACGATTGGAACAAAACTCAAGCAAATCTAACGAATCCCTATACAAGGCTTGAACTTCAAAGCCTAACTTCGCCATATTTGTTTTAAACGGTATTTCAATTTGATCAGAATGGCGAGCGGCATTGTCATCGCCTTGTAAAAACATCAATAAAGAAACACGAGCCTGCTCAACTGTTTTATGGGTGTGCTCACAATATATAAACAAGTGCCACAAACCATTTAAAACAGAATTAAATAATGAAGTAAAAGGATCACCACTCTTACGTGTGGCATCAACTTTATACTTCCAACCGTGATGAGTATAACCATGTGTGTCAATATTAGCACGCATAAGGTCAATAACAGCGCGAGGAGCTCCAAATTGCTTGCACAACCAAACCTCATACTCACACCACTGCCGTCTAATAGAAGTATCATTCTTACTGATATCATCTTCCACTAT